CTTGATCTAAATATGGATTTTCAGCTGCTCGTTCCTTGACTAGATCCTTGTGTAGGGATTCCAGAGTGCTCTTGTGATTGACAGCTTCTGTGAGAGTTGGATAGAACGTGCGCGGAGTACCCATGGCAGTGTAAACGGGTTCTATCTCTGCTATCTGTGATTCTAGCTCGCTGATTTCTTGCCGTTCAGCATTGACCTGTTGATCCAACATGGCAATCTTGCTCTCTAGATCACCGATGATGTCATCGTGCTTGTGATCCTTGATCTGCTGTTCGCACATTGGACATTGCTTGTGAACACTGGCTCTTTCAAATTGGCTAAGCAGATTGTTCAGCTGTGTCTCTAGCTGCGTTGCGTGCCGGTTTTTGGTCACGTGATCCTTGCGCAGCTGTGCCAGCGCTTTGCCAAGTTCCTTGTGCGTGTCCACCAGCTTGTGATTCTCAAGCTCTGATTCAATGTCCAGGAGCTCGAGCTGTTCTATAGCAGCTTCCAGCGTGGCGATCTCCTGTGAGTTCTTGTGATCCCAGCTGTTGATCTTGTTCTGCAGATCCTCGATGGTCTTGGCAATCTTCTCGTTGGCAGTTTTCACAGTGCGTATGCGAAATTCTTCCTGATCAATCTCAGTCTTGGTGGCCTTGATCAGTTCCTTGAGATTCTCTGCTTTCTGGCTAAGCAACGTGATACCCAGCAGTTCTTCAATGATCTCGCGCTGTTTGGCAGCACCCATGGCCAAGAATGGCTCTGTGTAGGTGTTCAGTGCCACGATGTGTTTGAACAGCGTGTGGCTCATGCCTATCAGCTTGACGATGTCTTTCTGGCTATCGCGAGCATCGCCTTGCGCTTCGTCAGTAGCTTCTTCGCCAACCTTGCTCTCATCGTCGACCATCCAGCGGAAGAACTGCGGCTTGCGACCGCGTTCAATGCGGTGTGTGTGACCATTGAGTTCAAACTCGATGCTCACAGCCATGTTCTTGCCGTTGATCTTGTTGACTAGATTGTCACGCTTGATGTTGGTCAGCGCTTCACCGTACAAACCATAGCTGATGGCTTGCAGTATGGTGCTCTTGCCCACACCGTTGCGCGATCCATTGCCTCCCAGATCCAGATTGTCACCAAGTACCAGTGTCAATCCGTTGCGATCCAAGTCAACAGCTTGTGTGACTGCACCAACTGATAAGAAGTTCTTGAGGCTCACGCTTTTGAGTTTCAACATTGCTTATATGCTCTGATAGATCTGGATCAACTGCTGCCGATCTATGGTATTGGATTCTATGCTCTGCAGGTGGCTGATCACAATGGTATCAACGCTTTCAAAGTTGATATCACCGTCCGGTATTGCGCCCTGCGCATCAGCTTTGGCTACCTGCAGGTTGATCTCGCGAGCATTTAATTCGCGTTCAAACAGTTCCTTGAGGAAGTTGGCTTCTTCGTAAGTGATATCTAGATCTACTGCTATGCGAGCATAGGTCTTGGCATCGATCACAGCTTCTGGATCCTCTAGCAGCTTGCTCAAAGGAGCAACCCTGTATTTTGGAGCACCCGGCCAAGCACGGAACGTGGGGTCTTTACCTGGTTCCCAGAGCATGATACCGCGGTTATCATCCCAGGCATCTGAATAATCATGGGGAAAGCAGTTGCCTGTGTACCATACCTTGCCACGATTCTGCCGCTTGTGGAAATGGCCAGTGAACACTTGTGTTTGATTAGCAAAGTGAGTTTCGTTCAGCAACCCATGATCTGGCATTTCTACCATGGCGTTCATCTTGAAGCGTGGTAGCTCAAAATGTCCAAACATGTATGGCGCTGTGATCTTCGGCACAGCTTTCCAATCGTCTCCAACCAACCACGGTATGAAGCTGACTCCGTCAAACACAGACTGTTGCTCGATCAAGTGGATGTTGGGGAATTCCTTGATGTATGGGATGCTGTGGATCTCATACTTGTCTCTGTAGAACAGATCGTGGTTTCCAATGAGGAAGAACACGTTGTCAAAGTAAGCGTTCAGCTTCTTGAGCCCGCTCACTGAGTAATTGAGCGTGCTGACGTTGATCACGCTGCGGTTATGATGCCAATCACCGCCGAAGATGCAGTTCTTGCTGCCCCATTCTTCAGCCTGTTCGATCATCCATTCTATGAACTGCTCACAGCTAGCGTTGTGCTCGCGGCTGTTGTTGCGGAGACCGTAGTGTAGATCGGTAAAGTACACAGTTTTGGAAAAGTCTATGTCTTTACGCGTCACTATACTCTCCATGCCTTATAACCATTGTGCGATAAACCAGCATCTGTTTTTTTGAGTACGTAACTCGCAGATTGTCCGGTGAGCTTATTGAACTCTTCATAGCTATTGTATGTTACGGTACTACCGTCTGGTTGAGCAACCTGCAGCTTTTTTCGATTCTTTTTGGCGGCAGCATCTGATGCTGCGGCACATATCTTTCTTAACTCATCTTTATTTTGGTCGCGCCAGGCTTTAATCGCTTCGTATTTTTTGCTCTTTTGATCTGGATTGCTAGCATAATATCGTTTAAGTGTTGCTGCTTTTTTGGCGTAAACAACCTCGTTGTGAAGATGCTGTGTAAGTTCTTTACGTTGTTCTGCGGTAGTGCCTGCCCATTTAATCTTAGTGTTGTACTCGGTTAATCTATTGCCTAGCACTTCTTTGATTTGTTTAATCTCATCATCTGATAAAGAAGCGAAATTAGCCTTGCCTAATCCATCTCCGCCTAATGACGAGTTAAGTCCGTTCTTATATGAGTCGTGTTTCTCTATGTAGGATATTTCTAATAATGCCAGTTTACCAATAGTCTCGACATTATCTTGGAGGACTTCGACACGACAATTTTCTATACCGTGGGTCCTAATAGCATTGTGTAATTTGGAATTACGTGTGCCCATTGCTTCTTGGCAATGAGTATTCCATCTGCTCATCTTGTAAGATGGTTTGGTATCAAGACCTATATAAACGGCATTGATAGGTAATACTGTGATCTTGTAAATGTACATGTTATGATACCGTAATGTATATTATTATTTATACATTACGGTAGATTGTCAAGTGCTCTCTTTGGCAGCGGCAGCAGCTGCATCAGCAGCTGCTCTAACCTGTTGGTTTTTCATGTCATTTTCAGTCTGGCGCGTATAACTTGGTGTGGCACCATGCATGATTAGGATGTCGTCGCGGATGTTTTGGTTACGTTTCTCTATGTTGAGCACGCGGGTGAAGCTGTTGGTGATGGCTGCTGTATAGTAAGCAAATGGATTTGGAGTTTCTGAACGGCTCTCGTCAAACTGCAGTCCAATCTGGCTGAGCTGTAGCAGAGCTTGGCTTTTCATCTCGTCAATGTAAGTGTAACCGCGCCAGTTGCCGCGATGTCCGTAACGCTCAACCAGCTTCATGAACATCATGGCTAGCTTGTTGGTCATCTTGCCGTGTGTTACGTTGAAGTGTCCGTTTTCCAGTCCACCTTGCCAATGGCTCTTGCCAACGCACAAGAACTCTCCGTCTCTATAGATGAAATGCTGATAGGGTGGGAAGTTGCATTTGAGATGGCGTTCAGACTCAGTCTTGGCCTTGAGCACTTTCTCTTCGTTGATTGGTATGTGATCAAAGGTCATCAGGCGAATCACGATGTCTTCAATCTGCACGCTGTTGGGATCTATGTTTATGATTGGATTCCTCGTCCCAGCCGCCACTGCAGCCTTCTTGGCTGCCATCGCCATCTGATCAAGCTTGGTCTTGCGAGCATCTTGCAAACGAGACTCTGTGACCTTGTTGAGATCATTGACGATCATGTCATAACTGCTGTATCTGGTCTCTATGAATTCACAATAGGTGTTTTTGCTGCGATGTATCTCTTCTAACAGGTCTTTGTTGGTAAGGTATTTGATCTTAGTGGTTGCAGCCATGTTTATTGTATCGCCTTGTTGATCAGTGCGACCTGGACGCACCGTTGCTAATTTGCACCAAATGTGCCAGCTGTGTCAAATTGATATCACAGAAATCATTGGTGATTTTACCACCATAAATAGTTTGCAAAACTGTGGGATATTTATGGCTGATCAATCATCACCAAGCGGCACTGGAGTACCTGGCGGTATACCACCGGCTATTACACCTAACAATAATTCATTTAATGTCACGCCTGACACAGATGCCCAGGGCAGACGAGTACGACTGCGACCAAAACCAGGTGCTATAATTTCAAATAACATCTATGGCGGCAGTGGTTTGCTGCAGCCATTGCGTGCTACCAATGGAGTTGTTTGGCCTTATCAACCAACGATAACCTGGGAACAGAGCGTAGATTATTCTAGCATAGACATGGTACATGTTAACCAAGAGATCTATGCTTACACCAAGACACCTGCGGCCAAATTCAGCATCAGCGGGGATTTCAGCGTACAAAACAATCAAGAAGGCATATACGCCTTGGCTGCTATACATTTCATGCGTGTCATGACCAAGATGTATTTTGGCACAGGTCCTGCTCTTGGAACCCCTCCACCGGTGTTGCTGTTTGATGCCTACGGACAGTACATGTTCAACCAGCTTCCGGTGATCATAACGCAGTTTAGTGTTGGCTTGCCTAACGACGTTGATTATGTGCCGGTTGATATGTCATACCAACAGACCTACGACAACAGCCAAAGCCAGACCAACATGCAGGGCTTTAGCAAAACGCAAAAGACACCGCAGTTGTTGAGCCAACAGGCTTCGTTTGATGCTAATTTCATAGCCAGTTCGCTGTTCCAATCTGGACTCAAAGGACAGAGCGGTTATGTGTGGTTACCATCTGTGTTCAATCTCAGCGTGAGCCTCACGGTGCAAAATACAGCCACTAGATTGCGTGCCTTTAACTTAGATTCGTTTAGGACTGGCGAATTGATGAAACAGGGTAGATGGATATGACACAGGTAGTCTATAACCAATACAGCCCCTACTATCAGACACAGCAGATCAGCAACTATGTCAGCTATCTAGACTTTTGGAATGGGCAATACATATCACCTCGCAGTGACGATACGCTGTATCAGATAGAATATACCTATCAGCATAGACCGGATTTAGTAAGCTATCAATTCTATGGCACCAGCCAACTGTGGTGGGTATTTGCACTGCGCAATCCAAATAGTTTGATAGATCCAATCTGGGATTTTGTAGCTGGACTCGCCATTTATGTTCCATCTCGAGATAGTTTGATCAAGGTGAGCTAATGCCGTATATCAATGGTGTACAGGTCAGCAAAGACGAATATGACGATATAAAAAAAGTCCAAGCATTAGAGCAGGATATTAGGAATCTGCAGATCGCTGCAGGGGTACCCGCTAAGCTTTTGTACAACGGTCCTGTAGCTATTGCTCCAAACAGTCCGCAAGTTTTGGATGATAATACTCAGGTAAAGGCCAGCAGTACACGTACCCCAGACAGCGCCTTCAGTGATCAAGCATTGGCTAGTACCTATAGCAAGCTAGGCGGTACTCCTTCAGCTACTACAGTTACACCGGCTAATGGAGGTATAGACGCACGTTTGGCTTCCTATGGCTTACAGCTCAATGCTCTTCCTAACCCATTGAGCGACTATGCTAATTACACCTATCACATAAGATGGTTCGTTACCAGTGAGTATGAAGCATACAACAATCTAAGTGAAAATAATCCCAACAGCAGCAGGATGACCAAGACCATAATTGCTGAGAGTGGTGTTACAGCCGGTTTCAACATAGTTGATCTCGCTGTGAAAACTAGCTGCATTGGCAATGCCAAGCAACGCAACATGTGGGCTGCTAGTGAATTTGAGATGACCATATCAGAACCACTTGGACTCAGCCTGTTCGATAAGATCTATTACACTAGCCAGCAGATCGGCATTATCAACCATCTACTGTGCCCTTATTTCATCGAAATCTGGTTTACGGGTTATGATGAGAATGGTATTCCAGCCCCTGATCAACTTTTCTATACCATGTACAGGGTCATTCTAGTTGATTGCGATGCAAATGCCACGCAAGTCGGTACTACCTATCACTTAAAGATGAAGGTTGACGGAGTAATAGCAGAAACGAACCAAGTAGCAACACCGCAAGCTGGTCTTAGCATACCCTGCGTGACACTGGGTGATTTCTTTGATAATCTAGAAAAAAGCATGAACATCCAACAGGGACAGGTCAACAGCGACGGCGTACAGCGTCTCACATATAAGTTCCAATATCCGTCGCAGTGGCGAAACTGGAAGATACGACCAGCAGATACAGACAAGCACGTTAGCAGAAACAGTGGCATGGAAGCCAACAACAATTGGTTTACAAATGGTACTACTATCAAGATAAACAAGGGACAGGCTGTAGAAAACATAATCAATTTTGCCGTTTATCTCTGCCAAGAAGCCAGAGACTGGATCACCGGCGATTCTGTTCCAGGCGGC